AGACATGCAGTTGAACCTATCACATGACCTGGATTTTTCCCAATTATATCTATAAGGTCTTGATAATAAGTTGGAACTCGGCGCATTCTACGTGCAACATAACTTCTATTCCATGCACGCGAAGAGATCTCGCGGATTTGTTTATGTCCTTCGAGATCTTTTGCTAAAAGTATAAAGTGAAAATATCTATCGGTTTCTTTTTTATAATTTTGACCATTTAATCCATTTCTAACAAGATAAATCTCATTACCAAGGATTAATTTAAAGTCTGGATTCTTTTCTTTAATTTTCTTATAATACTTTTCAGCTCTAATCGAACTTGCAATTGTATCGTGTTCAGTAATCGCTACTACTCTATGACCAAGTTCTATTGCATAATCGGTCAATCCTTCAACTGTGTTGATGCTGTCGCGCAGTCTAAAGTTGGAGAAATCGGTGTGGTTATGCAGTGAACCTGGAAATTTTAATCTTTCCATTCGCGTTACTCCTTTATTTGTTTATTTATTTGTATGTGTGTCCAAAACCCCACTGATATGATGGGTCATTTTCGCATTCCTTTTTAAAATTAACCCATTTTTCTGCACCATCAGTGAGCGCGAATAAATCTATCATATCAATCGCTTGATAATGTCTTACTTTTTTAACTGCTTCTTTTATTTCTTCATCTGTAAAAGTATAAGTAGTTTCAATCTTCATCGCATTAATTCCTTTCCCATTTTCTAATATAATTATATCAGAATTTTATTAATTTGTCAAATTGATTTTAATCTGTAATTAATTTTTCTCTTAAAGAAAAATTCATAGTATGATATTTTTTACGTGTCATATAAATATAGAAATATCCAAATAATGCTCCTACCAATGTTGAATATCCTGCATATAATGGTTGTCCTTGACAACAAGCTATTACATAGAATTTACAATTGGTAGGTTTATTCATACTTAGTTGTTTCATTTTAGAACCCCAAACTTCCATCTTCAATTTGATAGTTAGTGATAAAAATTTGAGGGGTATAGCTACCCATCCATTCGTTCAAATTTGCTCTACCTACTACCTCTAACTTAATCTGATCATACTGCGCTAGTTCCTGTATCATATTTTTCGCATGGAACATCATATAGGAGATTCCGAATTTCTCTATTTTCACAGTATCAGAATTCTTTCCCATAATTCTTACATTATTCTTTGTAATATTAATATCTTTGATATGAATTAATGGCTCGTTATTATGCTGACCCCAGATATCATCATGCTGAGTTATATCATAAATTATATCTGTAATATCTGAATCTGCAGCTATACGTTCAAAATTAACTTCATACCAAGTTTCGCCAAAATCTATAGCGGCTAGCTCCTTATTCGCATACTCATGAAAGGCCGCGAGATTTTTATCTAAAATACCTATACCACACGCATTATCATGGCCGGCAGTAAAAGTAAAATACCCACTTTCATCCATAAAGTTTTTAAATGAAGTCAATTCAGAATCATTTAATCCTCTACTCGATCCCTTAATTTCTCCTTCTTCATTTAGACGTGCAACAATAGTTGGTTTTTTATATTTTGCACTCAGTTTCATGGCTACAAGGCCGTTTAATTCTGGTGGAAATTGATCATCTTCTTCTAATCTAACAAATAACACTTTATTTGAAAGCAAATCATGCTTTGCAATTTTAATTTCAAGTTCTTCTACAGCCTTATCAAGTATGCGATTTTGCTTTGTACGTGCATTCGTACACTCGCGCGCTGATTCAATTGCAACTTCTTCATAAGTGCCTTTAGCTCCGCGCTTTTGACATGGCACCATTTGATGACCATCAATAAAGGCAAGAAAACAGCGTTCCTTTTCTTCTTGGGTACCAGCTCTAATCATTGCATTAATAAGAGGTGTTATATAAAAAGCAATTGTGATTGGGTTAAGTTTTCCACCCATTGAGTAAGATTGCTTTTCGCAGAGAGCTTTAAAGAAATAATTTTGAATATTGGATAAACCAGTATGAACGATATATCTATTTTCAAGTGAAAGCATAGACATCATATCACTTATTAGTCCAAGCGCGGCGAGATCGACAAATTCATTAGCATAATTAGTACCATAAAATTCATCCATTCGTCTACAAAATTGCCATGTAACTCCGGCGCCGCAAAGATCTTTATTCCTATAATTAGGAGAAAGTTGATTATTAATAATTACAGCATAAGAAGAAAATTTAGTATCTGGTTCAACAATATGGTGATCTAGAATTAAACTTTTAATACCGAAGTTATTACCTAATAGCTCTATATATTCATAATCATTACTTCCCGCGTCTGGCAAAATTACATATTTAATATTTTCTGATTCGTCAAGAATTAAGGAAGAAATTTTTTCATAAGTATCTGAAAGTCCATGGCCTTTACCTTCATGTAATACCGGAATAATTTTTACTTTTTTATTATGCTTACGCAAATATTGTACAAATATTGCAGCTGAAGTAAAACCATCAACATCACTATCTGCTATTATAACAATTGAGTCATTTTCTTCTAACTCAACAACCATTGCATCAAACATAGCGGCCCCAAGTTCCATATTATCTAAATCATTATATGTTTGAAGCGCGCGATCATCTGGAACAGTTAGGAAGTACTGAATTTCTTCTTCTGTTAAACCTCGTTCTTTTAAGAGTTCAACTGTATAATTACTTCTTATATCTTTATTTACTAATTTTGTTCTCATCTAATTTTAACTCTCCTTTTTAAAAGTTTTTCAAATACTTCCTCCCCTTTATCTGTTGGAGAATCTTTCAATTTGAGTAAGTTCTCCATATCATAAATAAAAGAAAAGTTTGCATAATCTTGATATCTTTTCCCTATTGAATATAATTTATTAAAATAAATTTCTTCATTTGGAAGCTCTTCTTTATCGAAACAAAGAATGATTTCTTGTGGATGACATTCTTTAACTAAAATTTTTAAAGCGTGTTTATTAAATTGACTCCCGCATACTGCGGCTGAACAGTTTGGGCGATGAAAAGATTCCATTTGCATCACTGATTTTTCAGCTTCAAAAAGAAAGCAAATACCATTTTGTTTTATATTATTTTTGGTTAAATTTAACCCATATAAGTTAAGAGATAGTGGATGACTATACCACTTATTCTCAATTTGTACCGGCATATATTTGCCTACATTTTCAATTTCCCATTCGTTGAGGGCGCGCCCTCGTATTCCAACTAGTTCTCCATTTATATTATAATGTGGAATTATAATTTTGTTTTGCGGAATTGAGTAACGAATATTAAACTTATCCATGGTTTTTTCACTTATACCATCATTTAACCATTCTACTGGATAAGCTCTTGTAAAAACATCAATAATTCCATTTGGATATGTTGGAAGTTTTTTCAGCTCCGCCGCCTGATAAGTATCACGTATACTTTTATACTTTGGCTGTGTAAAATTAGGATTAGGATTATAATTACTACAATCAAGAATAACTTTATAGATATCTTGATACCAGTCATAATCTATTCCTCTTGTTTCGTAATAATGGCGAAGGAACTTAAAAATTGACATATTCCCACATTCTGTGAAGCATACAAAAAGGTGATTATTTTCATAATAATATAATTTCATAGAAGCTTCTACAGAATCTTCATTGTGACAAATGGTCGGGAAAATTACATACCCTGGTTTTTCTATATAATTATCTACTCCTAAAGTTTCCATTAGCTGAATAACTTTTTGAGTATCTAATTGTTCTACAATTTCTTTATAATCAATCAATTATTTCACCATTATTCAACCTTTCCAAAATCTCTTTATTTAAATCTTCTTCATAATCTTCCCAATTATGAATTTTATATTCTTCTCTTTCAAAAAAATCATCTATTGGTTCTAATCTAGAATTAGTTATAAATAAATCTTTCTTTTTTAGAGTTCCCAAATTCATTCTTGACCAAATTCTAACTTGAGTCCACTCTCCACTTCTAACTTTAAAAATATCTGTTACCAAATTTGGAGGATCAATTGTTTTAAATAATGGTTCCAATATATCCAATTCTTCTTTAGTTGGTCGAGCCATAATAGCACCATTATCAGCTTTATTAATTGTACTACGACCGCCCGCTAATGAACTTTCATTTCTTATATCTTTATTATCGTCACCTTTTGCATTTAATTGAGTTGAAGTAAACATTGCTACATCAAGTTCGACTGCCAAATCTTTTAGTGCAGTTGCAAACATTAACAGCACTTCATCATTCCTGAGAGCGAATCCTTTAAACTCATTTAACAATGCTGGCCCTATAAATATATAATCATAAAATACATAACCAATATCTTTAGTAATACAATTCTCTCTTATAATTGTTTTTACTAATTCAATTGTTGGGTTTGGCATTTTTACTAGAGTAAGATTACTTTCATAATGTTTCATTAAATTAATTGCTTGAGTTATAACTGATTGTTCTCTTGGACTAAAATCTCCATATTTAAAACGACTTTCATTTAAATCAGTTAAATAAGCCAAAATCATTTTTCTAACTTCTTTAAATTGTTGTTCAGTTACAATAAAAAGAACTTTTTCTGAACTTCCTTCTTGTTCCCATTCACAAATTTCTGAATTATACCTAAATGGATAAGCAAGATAACATGCATCTGCAACTGCATTTCTTGTTTTTCCAACCGAACTTGCTGCGGAACGAATGGTAAGAGTACCTTTTCTCGCGCCATCAATAATTTGATTAAAAATTGATCCTTGCACTGGCATTCCTATTTCTTGGGTTTCATTTAATTGTTCTATAAAATCTTCAATCCCATCCGCGGCGCTTTCTACTTCAATTTCATCGTTTACTTCATATACAGATTCTAATTTTAAGATCTTATTACGTACTCCATTAGTAATATCTTTAATTGTAAGTTTTTCAAACTTTTCATTTATTTCTTGAGATTTTGGATTTGTCAGATCTTCACAATAAAATTCTTCAGTATTAAATCCATCTTTCTTTAAATCTCTTAAAAGATTTAATTTCTTTAATCTATCATAATAATATTTAAAATTTTCAATTTCAGATAACTCAATTGCATCTTGAAGATATTCAATTCCATTTCTTTCTTTGAAAGTTACAGCGGCCGCTTGATTTGTATTAAGATAATTCTCTACATCTATTGGTTGAATACGGGTTGCTCCGCTTCTATATAATCCATCAATGGCACCAAATATATATTTTTCAAATCGTGTTGGAAAATCATTTAAAGTTAATGAATATTTATCAATTTCACTTAAATATTGAGGATGCTGCATTAGATTTCCCAACACCTGTTGGATACTTCTTTTGTCTATCACTCCTCATCCTCCATTTCTTCTATCATAGCTAAATTAATTTTCGATTTTTTCTTTACTTCTTTTTTCTTTATTACTTTTGAATCGCGCTCGGCTGCCTTCTTCATTTGAGCTTCAATTTGAGTAACTATTCCTTTACTTTTTCTTTCTTGTTCTACCCAATAAGTACAAGCTTCATTATATACATATGGAACTATTCCTAATCCACCATGTCCTTTTTCCCAATCGCCGCCCTTTAATTCATAAAAATATTTTAACGTAAAAAATATGCCCTTATTGGTCATATTTTTTTCATTAACATATTTTTTTCTTTGCGTTTCACACATATGATAGTCATATTGAACTTTCATATCACGAGAAATGAAATCGTAAATAAAGCTAATATACTGCTCATCTTGTGTAGGGGTTGACTTTTTCCAATCCTTATAACACTTTTCATGATAATACCAATTACGTGAAGGCATTATCCAATCTGTTTCTACATTCCTATCTATTTCACCCTTACATATTCTACATTTAACTAATGGTAGTTTGGCCATGATTAAATTCTCCTTTTCCTTATAATTATATTATACCATAATTTTTTGAAAAAGTCAAATTTAAAAAGAGGAGCATTACTGCTCCTCATTCCACATATCTCTCATATCCAAAAGAACTAAATTAAATAGTTCTACTTGATCTTCGGTAATTTCAGAAAGTTTAATTTTTCTACCAAAAATCATTTCAACTTTTTTCAAAATCCTATCTGCATTATTAACGTCTTTTCCAACTAATTTGCTCCATAAATCAGAAGCTTCTTCTCTAATTTTCATAAAATTGAGTTGTTCTTTAACTTTAGTCTCAATTTTATCCACAACAGTTGCGCCATCAATTTCTCTTTGCTTATCAATAGCTTCATTAATTGCTGCAACTAATTCATTATATCCCAACTTAATTTTTGGTGAAAGGTATGGGAAACGACTACCAGCCATTACTGTTGGTGTTTGTCTAGTATATAACCATCTTTGACTATTTCCAACTTCATCCCATTCAGTTGCAATATAACCTATAATGTCTACAATTTGATTTACAACCTCATAACAACGCTTAGGCATAGAAGGTGCTAGAATTTCAATTTCACTATCATCACTAGTTTTCTCTTTTCTAGTTTCAATATGAGAAATAAGAACTAAACCATAGCCCAACATTGTAATTTGACGCAAGCAAGTTTCAAATTCTCTTTTAGTAGCTGAATAGCCTTGACCCCAAGGAATATCTGCGATACTTTGTACAGCATTCTGCGCGCAAATATATTGTTCGCACATTTCATATGCTATAGTAGCAGTATCAATTGTAATAGTATCATACATTGCCCGCGCTTCTGGCTTCTTTAACTGACGTAATACTAATTTAAAATCTGCCCAAGTATTAATATCGACAGCTCTAATGCCATCAATTGCATTATAACCTTTTTCAAATGCAATCAAAAGATTTTTAGGAAAATGAGAAGCCAATGTGGTTTTACCACATTTTGGCTTCCCGTAAATTAAAATATATTTTCCTTTTAAATCTCTAGAGATAACAGTAGGCTCGATATTTAAAATATCAATAGCCATACCTTACCTCCTAAAATCCAAGATCATCAAATCCACTTCTATTAGCTGGCGGCGCGGCCTTTGTGGAAGTACGAGACATATCTCTATTTTTCTGACTTTCCAGTCGCTCCTTTCTTTGCGCCAGCGCGGTCTGAATTTCTCCATTATCAAAAGCAAACTCACCATCAAGAGGTTCCTGAGAACCACCAGTAATAATAAGATCACTTACATTTACAGTTCTAGATTCTTCAATTGGCTCTCCAAAATCAACTTCCTTGAGAACTGTTTCTGTCTTTGAAGAGAAATTAAGCCTTCCATTTGCCTTAACAGTATCACCAATCTCCCAATACTGAGAAATTGCATTAATTACACCTTCACTCTGAGCAAAGAACGGAACAACATCAACCTTTCCACCATACTGCGGCAGAATTGCATCAATTCTATATCTTCCGGTCGGTTCTCCGTTCCTATTAACTTCATCCATCTTCTTTGCAACAACAAACTCAGTTGTAAAGGTGGCCATCTGCTCACAATCTTCTTTTCTAATTCTAGTTACAAAAGAAGCGGTAATTCTCGGGAAAGAAATCAATCTACCATCCTGAGAATAATATTCATTCATTGTAATCTTTGCAGAAGTGATTCTTACGCGATCGGCGCCGTCTTCACTTCCAGCCGCAGCAATACTAACATACTCATCCGCAACCTTCTTAATTGACTCATAAGCCGGATTTGGACGTCCAGCGTTAGTAAGCTTTGGTGCAAACATATGAATCGGAATAGTTAGATTCTTTTCCTCTCCGCTAATCTTCTGAGTAACATTTACATAGATAACTCCACGAAGAGCTTCTACCTGCCTTCCATTCTTATTAAAAGAAGTTGGTTCAATATTTACTTCTGAAAGAATTCCTTCAATTTTTACTCTATTTTCTGCTTCTCTAATCATTTTAAACCTCATTTATTTATTCATTTACCAACTTTTAAAAAGAATAATAGAAGGGGCTTTCGCCCCATTTATTACTCAGCGACTTCCTCAGTCGGAACCCAAGCCATACCTTCTGCATTCATAGCAAAATAAGTAATCGGCTTTTCCTCTCCTTCTACTTCTACCTTCTCTCTCTCACCAAAACCCTTCTTCTTAAGGTCAGTAAGATTAGCACCTACAGAACGCTCAGTTCTTCCAAGTGCGCTAGCAAGCTCCGGAACAGAAACTCTGCCACCAGCAGCCTTAACATACTCAAAAACTTCCATTGACTTCTCGGTTAACTTTGTTGCTTCAATCATCTTTTTAATTCTCCTTAAATTTGTTCATTTAAAATTTATTGAAAGTTTTCTCTCTCAACTTTCTATAATTATTATACTAGAAAATTTAATTAATTTCAAATTTTGAGACGTATTAAATTTTAAAAAATTAATAAACCAATAACTTCTGCATTAGTAAGTTTGATTGATTTAGTGCCTTGCGCGCCCTTTGATAGAAGATTTACTTCATTTAACTTAATTTTAATCTGCGCATTTGATGCTACTACTATCGTTTCATTCTCACTTGTAATTGGCGCGAATGCAACCAATTCATCATTATCTTTTAGAAGCTGAAGCTTACTTCCTTTAGTTCCTCTGCCGGTTGTAGTAAATTCTTTTATTGAAGTTCTCTTAATATATCCATTTTTACTTACACTCAATATTTCTTTTATATTTGAAGTAATTATATTAGCACAAACTAAATAATCTCCTTCATTGAGTGTGATTCCTTTTACTCCTCGTGCAACTCGACCTATAGATCGAATTGTTTTTGTCTCACAAATGACAAATTGTCCTTGTGCAGTAAGCATTCCTACTTTTTCTTCATTAACAAAAAGAATAGAATTAATTTCATCATCTTTATCTAAGTTTAATGCTTTTACACCACCACTGCGTTTTGTATTATATTCAGATAGTTTACTTTTTTTAATTATTCCACTTTTAGTAAAAAAGAGAATATGTTCTTTTTGATTCTTTTTATTTAAGAAAATTAGTTCTTTAATTTGTTCATTTGGCTGTAATCCGACTAAACTTTCAACTGGAATTACTTCTTCAAAAGGAAGTTCCATTGGAGAGAAATGATAGCAATTTCCTTTATTAGAAAATAGAAGAATTGTATCTAGATTGGTTCCAGATGCAGTTGCTATTACATATTCTCCTTTACTCATTTTAAATTTGTTACCTACTCCACCACGTTTTTGTGTATATAAAGTTGATACAGTTGTAATATAGATATTGTTTTGGTTTGAAAGGTTAACTAATAATTCTTGAGCTTCTTTTGGTTCTTCATCTTCTTTAGAAATATTTAAGATTTGTGTGCGGCGGGCATCGCCAAATTTATTTGCGACATCACGCCAGCCTTTAATCAATTCTTGATTAAATAAATCTTCATTTCTAAGTATATTATATATAAAATCTCGTTCTTTTTCAAGTTTTAACTTTTCAGATTTTAATTTTTCAACTTCTAAATGAGCAAGACGGGAAAGTTTAATTTCAAGAACTGCTTTTGCTTGTACTTCATCAAGTACGTATTCTTTCATTAATCGCTCGCGCGCCTTCTGCGTAGATTCAGAAGTTTTAATTAATTTAATTACTTCGTCAATATCAGCAATTATTTTAAGTAAAGCCTCTATAATATGAAGACGATCATTTATTTTTCTTATATCAAATTCAAAACCTCTACGATATACTTCTTTTTCATGATTTATATGAGATTGAAGCAATTCTCTCCATGTATAAACTTTTGGAAATCTTCCATTTTCTAGAATTGTAAAATTAATTCCGTAATGAGTTTGGAGAGAAGTATTTTTATAAAGATATCTAAGAACTTTTTCCGGATTGGCTCTTTTAGAAAGATAAATTTTTAAATTAACTTTTTCTCCAGTTAGATCGTTAAAACGTTCAATCCCTGGATTTTCTTCACTATTAATAATCTCTTCCAACTCTCTACATACCGTATTGGTATAAAGCATGAAAGGAATTTCTTTTACTGTAAAAACTTTTTCTTTCTTATCATATTCAACAACAGCACGAAGTTTGCAAGCGAAACCCGTACCTTTCTTATGGCTTTCTTTTACTTCATTAGCGTTAAGTAAAATGGCGCCAGTTGCAAAGTCTGGAACACAATAAATATCATCAAAATCACAATCTGGATTAAGAAGAAGTTTTTCGAGAGCTTGATTGAGTTCTTTTAAATTGTATTGAGGAATTGAAGCAGCGGCGCCAACGCCCAGACCGAAACCTCCATTAACGATATTATAGAAGCCTTTACTCGGCAAAACACTTGGATACTGTTCGGTGTCATCATAGTTATCTCTCCATTCCTTAATTGTATCTTTATCTAAATCTTTAAAAAGGTATTCAGCTAATGGGCTAAGGCGCGCGGCTGTATAACGCGGTGCAGACCAACTACCAGATTCAATAAGCGTTCCATATGAACCTTCAATCTCTACAAGTGGATAACGATAAGCAAAAGGTTGACCAGCACGCATTATAATTCCTTCAACTGAAGAGTCTCCATGGATATAGATGCGAAAAGCCGAACCAATTGCTTTTAGAGTTTTTTGAAAAGGTTTTGAGTGGATAAATTTATCTGTATACATGCAATAAAGAACTTGACGAGTTGATGGTTTAATGCAATCGCGTGAATCAACTAAAGCTCTAGATTGAAGTACAGCGCCTGAAAATTGAATAAAGCTGTCATTTATTGTTTGTGTTAAGTTACTCATTCTCTTATCTCCGAAAAGTCTACATTATTAAATACAAATTCTCTTTTTGGTTCGCTATCTTTACCCATTAATTGACTAAGTAAATAAAAAGAATCTTCATCTGGAATTAATTGATCCATTCTTTGAAATTCTTCTGTAAACATAGAGCGACGAGCTTGATCTGCTGAGAGCGCGCCGAGTCCTTTTGCACGATTTACTTCACCTTTTGGTTTAGCTTTATTAAATTCTTCATCAGTAAAATAATAAGATTCAGTTTTGCCCTTTTTGACTACGTATAATGGAGAACGTAGCCAGTATAGACGTCCTTCTTCAATGAACTGCGGCGCAAACGTATAAATTGCACACATTATTAGAAGACCAATAGAATATCCATCTGCATCTGCATCAGTACAAATTCCAACCTTACCATAACGCAACTTTTTAGAATCATATTTACCAGGCACTATA